AGCCAAGGTCAATAGTTGCAAATGTTTCAGTATTTGCAGCACTAATGGTCAGTCGTTCGGTAAGCGTAAACATTGAGGTCTTTTTTGTAGCCATATTAATCACGGGGTGGAGTGGGGTTTTCTCTGCTAGTTAAACGTCAGACTAGTTCCCCACTCCAAATAACCCTATCATTATCGGTCTTTAAGCATTTGCAGTCCTATCTTCGCGAGCGTAGCGAGCCCCAGGTGACAAACCACCCGTCCCCGACCACCACCCCTATGGTAAAGTACCCCCTATTTAGGAACACCGTAGGTTTTTTGCTAATTGTTACCCGTCCGTACGGGTTAATATAGTAGTGATTCATACGATAAAACATGGCGGAAAACGAAATCGACCTAAGCATGCTGACCGAACAGGAACTTTTTATTTTACTAGATGATATCAAAGTAGAATTGTCAAGACGATCCAATTTGTATAACGGTGATCAACTATGAAAGTACGTAAGGAAGTCTCCCTCACGGTTGAGACCGCAGAAGTAGCCAACAAGATGAACAACTTTAGCCAATGGGTACGCATTGGATTACGTCAATACCAGCATGGCGAAGACATCGCCTCTGAAACCATGCGTCGTATGCGCTACAGGAAAGCGTGTGTGCATTTGGCATCAGCATTGATTGACTACGCGACGCAAATAGATCCAGATTACAAAGGCGAAGTTGAAGCGATTATTGCACAAGCCATGAATCAAACAACACTCGAGGAATTTGAATGACTTGTTGCGACTGGTGCGAGAAAGAACTTTTAGTTGGACTGCATGGAATGATTACTATTCATCAAAAAGCACCCATTGCAGAATATATCGATGATGAAATATTCAACCTTTGTTCAGAGAAGTGTTTGAGAAGTTGGGTGAACCCATGAATAATTCTACAATCTTAAGACATCTTTCTGGAGAATGGACTTCTTCTCGTCAAGCAACTGATAGAGAACAGATGTTGTTTCTTCGAGACTGGCCTTGTGTATGTGCCGAATGTAAAATTTGCAAACTTATTTTAAATTGGGCAGATTTATTGGAAGAAGAATAACCAAGTTATTCAGATCCAAAGCCAAGCCATCAGAACATAGTCTGCAACAGTTGCTCCAGCAACCGAGACCAATGTAGCAATTGAAAGAAAGACGTTGAACTTCATCAGTGACTCTAAGGATGTTTCTTTTGCTTCTTTCTTTTCTGCTCTAGCCATTAGCCATTCAGCAAACTTTGTAGTTGGTGTTTTCTTTTCTTCAATTGGAGTTTCTTCTGTACTCATATAATCATGCCTCCCATTCCTACGAGTGCGGTACTTTCGTATCGTCGTATTTCTGGAGTAAACAAATCAATGGCTCCTGTGCCACCTGCCTCAATAGTTCTGATCGCTAATTCAGTCGCTAGAATATCAGCGGCTGAATGTGCTATTAATCCTATTCGAACTATAGGATGCATTGTTCTTAATGGACCCAATACTGGCGCATCAAATAGAATTTCTTCTATTGTCTCGAGACCAGGGGCTAGTACCATATCAATCAACATCAGGTTCGTTTTGAAGATCGTAACTTCGCTTAAGTCGCATTAGATATTGGAACTCTGGTTCTTCTTTTGCAGTAGCCTTCAGTAAATAACGGGCAGGAGATACCAAGTAAGTCTTGTCTGCATTGTTAATACCCATGAATACAACACGGTAACAATAGATGCGATCTGTAGCAGTTGGCATCAACGAACCCAATTGATTATCTGATGTTGTCATTGTATAGCCACCAGCAACATTATCTAAATTAAAACTCATAATTCTAAATCGACCATATACGGTTTGCTCGAATGAAAGTTGCGATCCACTCATATTGCCAAATGTTCCAATTTGTAATAATTGACCATCATCTAATGGTGATGTTGTCATGAAGTCAATAACTGCTGCACCATCTCCTGCCACTGCTGCTGCTCCAACTGTTGCAATAGGATAGGCTTCTTGAATACCTGCGGCTTCGAAGAAGAGTGTCTTATCATCAATAGACAAACCTGCCAAATCAAAATATGTATCATTGATGAATACGGTGGGACCAGATGAACGCCAGCCTGAATTAGATACACCAGCATCTAAAGTATATGTTGGTCCTAATTTAGTAACCTGCAACAAATCAAATTCTTTTGCTAATGTTTTCACTTTAACGACCTCTTTCTTTCTGCTGATCTCTTCCAAGACTTTGCAGCCTTCTTGAATAATGCTTGATGGTTAGATCGTGGATGTTTCTTCTTGAGTTGTTTCAGAGTCTTTGCCATGTACTTGTTATACGCGGATGGTGCTCGCTTAACTTTCTTAGCTACCGACTTAGCCTTCTTTACAGTAGACTTAGCCTTGCTTACTGTTTCTTTACCAGACTCGCCCAGGTCTTTTATCTCCTGGAGCAATCTGATAACTTCATCTATTGACAAAGAGATCGCCTCAGTTGTCTGCAGCTGTACTAGCGATCGCAATACTCATGAAATCTTTGGCGCCTAGGGTGACAATAGAGCAGTTTACTCTAACAGTAACGTTGACTGCTCGAGCCGCTGTTAGTGCAGTAGTCAATCCTGAAATGTATAACTGATCATTAACGACATATCGTCCGTCGTCAGAACCTTTTCCAAAGTTGTCAGGGAATAGGTCTGCATGGTTGGAAAGGAAACCGTCGGTGTCGTAAGCAAGATGAGATGATGCAACTAAAGCGCGGTCGTTTGTGAAGACAAGTCCACCACGGTTTAGATCAGTAAGTTGAACCATAATTGAACCAGAACCTCCCATTGATGATACTGGGAAGTTTTCAATTGCAGTGGTTCCTTGGTGAATAAAGTCAACACTGTGAATTTGAAGTGCTTGACGATCTCCTACATCAACGTAGGAGCCAAGGTCAATAGTTGCAAATGTTTCAGTATTTGCAGCACTAATGGTCAGTCGTTCGGTAAGCGTAAACATTGAGGTCTTTTTTGTAGCCATATTAATCACGGGGTGGAGTGGGGTTTTCTCTGC